AAAGTTCAAATCACATATTGAGTACATGAAAAACAGAGTGCCACACATTGAGATCCTGGGCAAACCGATCACCACAGATCTGCTGGTATTTATTGAAACAGCAGAACACATGACTGATAAGGAGTTGGATGCACTATTTAAACAAGTACAGCCATCATACATTCTATTCAGTTCAACATCACAGCGGACAGAAAATGATGAGGCCTGGGGGCATATCAATATCAAAGAGCAATCTGAATGGGATGCATATTTTTTAAACAAAGGATATAAGCTGATCAAACCATTGGCCTATCCTACAAACTGGTCAAAGTTATATGGCAAAGGTTAGCAATGGATCATTCAAAGTAAGTTTCGGAAAACGGAAAAGAGGATCAGCCAAAAAGAGTTACAACAAACACAGCCCTAGACCTAAGGCATACAGGGGGCAGGGCAGATGAGTAAGCTGAGAGCCATTTGGAAAATCCTGTCCAACAAATGTTGGTTTCTAGCTGTAAGCAAAACAGGGATGAGTGGTGATCAAGTTGAAACATCAGGACACTACACATACAACATGGCAGATGCACTGATCAACAAACACATCACTGATGTCAATAATTTTTTAGAACAGGAAAGTGCTGTCAATGAATTTAACAACATAGTAAACGGAATCAAATGACACCTAAAGAGAAAGCAAAACAATTAGTAGATAGGTTTTCAACTGTTGGGTTACAACAAAGAGAAGAAGGCTACCAATGTGCATCAATAGCAGTAGATGAAATATTGGAATGGTCATCACAATGGAGTGGATTGCATAATGAAATATCATATTGGCATGAGGTTAAAAAAGAAATAGAGGCACTATGATACTACTACCTGCACAGATTGAAAGCATAGCATCCCGAAAAGATAAGACAGTCAGGATCACCATAGGCACACAGGAATTGACACCTGCCCAGGCAGCTGAACTATTCCAGCTGAATCAGAAATTTTGCTATGCAGCCATAAAAGAGGAATCATTCCAGGCTAGTGAGGTGGATGCTATTGAGAATCTAAAGACTGACCTGGAAACCGAAAAGACACCCAGCCAAAGACTGAGGGCAATCCTTTACATAAACTATCAGCAAAAGCCTGATGGATATAAAGACTTTGCTACTTACTACCAGGGAAAGATGGAAAAGATATGTGAGCATTTCAAATCAAAATTAGACTAACATGGCAAAGGCAATAAAGAAACCTACTAAGAAAGCTGCACCTAAAAAGGCAGCAAAGCCAGTTGGCAGGCCAAAGAATATTGAGACACCTGAAATCATGTGGGATCTGTTTCAGCAATATAAGAAAGACACCAAAGCAAATCCATTCATTGTCAAAGACTGGGTGGGTGGAATGGGCAAACAGGTGCTGAGAGAGAAAGAGAAACCACTGACACTGGAGGGATTCAATGTGTGGTGTTTTGAACAGGGGATTGCATCATGGCTGCATGATTATTTCATGAATAAAGAGGGCAGATACAAAGAGTTTGCCAATATCTGCTCTATAATAAAGGAGCAAATCAGGCAGGATCAGGTGGCTGGTGGCATGGCAGGGATCTACAATCCGAGCATCACACAGAGACTGAATGGCCTGGTGGATAAGATCCAGGAGGATGGCAGCAAAGAGGTCACCATCAAAGTGAAGTATGAAAAGAAAGAAACACCCAAAGATTAATGCTAGAAAAGACAGTACACCTGAATGAACTGCATGTCAATCAGCAGAAAGTTGTGGATGGCCACAAAAGGTTTTCTGTGCTTTCCTGTGGCAGACGGTGGGGCAAATCAGCCCTGGCCATCAACCTGCTATCTGAGACAGCCATTGCAGGCAAATTGGCTGGCTATTTCACACCGACATACAAACTACTGGATGGCACATTCAATGAGTGCCTGCATGCCCTAGAGCCTATCATATCACGCAAAAATGACCATCAATTCATTGAACTGATCACAGGTGGCAAAATTGAGTTTTGGTCACTAGAGAATGAACTGGCAGGTAGATCCAGGAAATACCACAGAAACATCATTGATGAGGCTGCCTTTGTCAAAAACCTATGGAATAGATGGACAGAATCCATCAGGCCTACACTTACTGACTTTAAGGGTGATGCATTCTTTCTGTCTACACCTAAAGGCAAAAATGACTTTCATAAAATATGGCAGAGAGGCAAATCAGGTGATGCTGGCTGGGTAAGCTGGCAGATGTCTACCTATGACAATCCCTATATTGATCCAACAGAAATTGATGAGGCTAGACTGGATCTGCCTGAGTTGGCATTCAGTCAGGAATACATGGCTGAGTTCAATGAGAATGTGGCAAATCCATTTGGTGCAATGTTCATCCAGCAGTGTACCTATCCAATGAGCAATCAGCCAGCTGTCTGCTATGGCATTGACCTGGCAAAGTCATATGACTACACAGTGATCATAGGCCTGGATGAGAATGGCACAGTGTGTCACTTTGATAGGTTTCAGGATGACTGGCGTACCACTAAGCAAAGAATCACAGCACTGCCCAGGTCACCTATCCTGATGGATAGCACTGGTGTGGGTGATCCTATATTCGAGGATCTACAGGCAGCAGGCCTGGATGTCACAGGCTTTAAGTTCACCAGTACATCTAAACAGCAACTGATGACAGGGCTACAGACAGCTATCCAACAGAGAAAAATTGCTTTTCCTGATGGGGCAATCACAGCCGAACTGAACATCTTTGAATATGAGTTCACTGCAAATGGGGTGAAGTATTCTGCACCTAGTGGATTCCATGATGACTGTGTGATGGCACTGGCACTGGCCTGGAATAACCACAACACAAAGAGAGGGACAGGCAGATATTCATTTGCATAACATAAGTCAAAAAGTCAAGTTATTGACTTACTTTCTTACAACATAAGTCAAGTTTTACCTTTACTTTATTACATGCTGCCATCTGTTCAATCAGGTGGCATTTTCTATTTATAGGCATGACATGGAAAGATATAAACGTATTTCAGTGGCAGCAACTGTATGACCTGCAATCAAATGTTGAGAGCATGTCTGAACAGGAAATGAGCATCAAGACAATTGCCATCCTGACAAATAAGACTGAGCAACAGATCCAGGATATGTCTGAAAAGCAATTCCTAAAGATTGCCCACAAAATCAAGTTTCTGCAAAAGCAATTTGATGTCAAGCATGTAAACTACATCTATGCAAATGGCAAAAGATTCAAATGCCAGTATGATGTCAAAAGAATGCCAGCAGGCAGGTACATAGAGACAAAGCACTTTGCTGCCAGCTTTACTGAAAACCTGCATAGAATAGCAGCCACAATGGTCATCCCACAGAAAAGAAACTGGCTAGGCATGTGGGTAGATCTGCCCTATGATCCATCTAGTCATGAGGAATATGCAAATGACATGCTGACTGCACCCATCACAGATGTGCTGGGATCTGTGGTTTTTTTTTGTCAAGTGTACAGGCACTGGATAAAAGTTTCAAAGGACTTTTTGATCTCGGAGATGATGAAGATGAAGATGAGCAAACTACAGTCGGAAATAGTGTTTCAGGCTTTATGCAGCGTTTTGGATGGATTTACCAGGCATCCATTGTTGCCGAACATGAAAAGATCAAACTAGAGGATGTGTATGATCTGATGACTATCCAATTTTTAAATGACCTATCCTATTTGAAAGCCAAAGCGGAACACGATAAAGCACAACTGAAAAAAGTGTATGGCAAAAACAACTAAACAACTACAGGCTGAACTGGTCAATGATGGATTCCTGGACAAACTAGGCAATGATCCTACTGACTATGCATCTGTGAATGAACTGCCTACACTTGAAAGATTCATGATCAAGTCTGCTGCACTGTTTGTTCAGAACATAAAGGATGAGTTAAACAGAAAGGGAAAGGTTGCCAGTGGTGGCATAGAGGATGGCATTTCAGAGGGTGCATTGACAAAGGACAGCAATGGCTATGAGATCACAATAGGCTGGGACAAATCAGATCCTGCATCAAGATACTATGACTTTGTCAATAAAGGTGTCAGCGGTTTTGAGAAAGGTGAGCCAGGATCACCATACAGCTTTAAAAAGAAACTGAACAAAAAGGGTGGCATCCTGATAGGTGCTGCCATGCAAAAGAGCCTGTTGAGGTGGTATCAGTTGAGAGGTACAATGGGCAGCAGAGAGGATCAGAGAAATACTAAAAAGAATCCACTATCAGCTGGCCAGCGTAAAAATAAGAGTTTGGCAAAGGTCAAATCAGCTGATGAAAAGATGAAATCCATTGTGTATGCTACAGCGGTGAACATTAAAAAGAAAGGTATCAGACGGACTGGATTCTTTGACAATACCATCAATTCAACATTTGGGCAGAGTTTCCTGGAATCCCTATCTAAAGTAGTTGGGCAGGATGTGAAGGTCATAATAAGACAGGCAAATAACAATTTAAACGATAAAAAAGAATAATGGCAATTACAATCAATAGCACACCTGAGGCATATCCATCAGCACATGATGATCTGTACTTTGTGGTGACATCTAATAACTATGCACAGGCAGGTTTCAAATATGTGTTTGACATATTGATCAGTGGCACACTGGTGACCAGGATCAAACTGTTTCCTGATCCAGCAACTACTAAAGGCATCTTTAATGCTGGCAGTGTGGTCAGAAGTTACCTGAATGGATATTTCAAACCCAATGCCACAACCACTGCATTTGCTTACACAGGGAATGATCTGTACATCAACTATGAGATCAGATTTGGTGAGGACTATGGTGGCACTACATACACCAACCTGGCATCAGGAAACTACAGAGCATTTAACTTTGTCAATCCAGTGTTCAGAGACTGGACAACATCATACTACCAACCAAAGATCAATACCTGGCTGACAGGCAGGGATGTGACCACAGCTGAGGTAGGTTTGACAGAGAGGCTGTATGCTGGTTTCATGAACACAGCTGCAACCACTACCAACCTGACATTGACAGTACAAAAATATCTACCAGGTGGGGCAACAGACGGATCATCATCAACAGGCAACAGTATTGCATGCAGTGCATTTGTATTGTTTGACCTGTCACCTGCTGCCATCAATGCATACCTGGGCAGTTCACTGATCAATGCAGCCACATACCAGTATGGTGTGAAAGTAAACTATGGAGGCAATCAGTCACCTGAGTTCAAGATCAAGTTAGCTTGCAACCCTAGATGGACACCAGTGACATTGCATTTCTTAAATAAGCTGGGAGGCTATGACAGCTTTGCATTTAGACTAGTGAATAAGAGATCAGCATCTGTTGAGAAAAAAAGCTATCAGCAACTAGATTGGCAGTACAATTCAGGATCAATGACCAGGTATGATTCATTCAAAAGGATCAATGCTGGTGTCAATACGTTTGCAGTTAATGAGATGGTGAGTTTCAAACTATCAAGTGACTATATCAATGCCACTGACTATTTATGGCTAAAGGATCTTATCACCAGCCCTGAGGTGTACTATGAGGATGCTGGATATTACTATCCTGTTGGAATTAAGAACACCAACTGGGAGGAAAAGAATAGGATTGCTGACAAGATGTTCAACTTTGATTTAGAGGTTGAATTTGCTCAAAAAATGAATAGTCAATACAGATGATCAAGACAGAAATATATATTGAAAATCAGAGGCTGGATCTTACTAAAGACCTATCAACTGAGTTCACATACAACATTGATGATGTTAAGGATTTTTCATCACGCAATACCAACTTTTCTAAGACTATTGTCTTACCTGGGAATGCTGTAAACAATCAGGTGTTTGGACACATCTTTGAGTTTGGATCATCAAATGATTATGATCCTGCACTGATCAATGTGGGCTACAATTTCAACCCATCAAAGGCAGCAAACTGTGTGGTGTTTGTAGATAAGGTGCAGATCTTTAAAGGCATTCTGAGGATGCTAGAAATCATCCTGGACAATGGGACAATAGAATATGAGTGTGCTGTGTTCGGTGAATTGGGTGGCTTTATAGCTGCACTAGGAAATGAAAAGCTGGAAAACTTAGATTTTTCCCAGTATGATCATACCTGGAATATGACTAACATCACAGGATCATGGGACAATGTGCAGGGATCAGGCTACTACTATCCATTGATGGACTATGGCCTGGTGAGTTCAGCAAACAAACATGACTGGAATGTACAGGCATTCAGACCTGCACTGTATGTGAGAGAGTACATGGATAAGATCATCAACGGATCAGGCTACACATATGAGGCCAGCTTTTTCAATTCAGCTGTGTTCAGACGGTTGATCATCCCACAAAACGGAAAGATACTTATCAAAAACACTACAAAGCTGGTGCAGGCTGACAGGAATAGTGCATACACTGTCATGAACTTACAGAACACCAGCACTGAAAATTTGAAATTTGACAGCATATCACTGGCACAGTTCACACAGACCAACAGTGAATCATTCACCTACACAGGCACAGCGGTGGCAAACACAGTCATCAATCTGAATCTGTATGGTGTTTTGAATTTAGGATTTTCAGGATTTGGCACAGCTTACACCACATTAAGATTTGACCTGTACAAAGGCACAACAGTGCTGGCCACAAAGTCATTTAACAATACAGTAGGATCAGCACCATCACTGGCTATTCCATACCTATGGACTGACACACTAAATGCAGTGATCAACCCAGGTGAAACGCTAAGGATTGAAGTCAATTACACAATGTCATTTGATCCTAGCTTGCAATTTTTATTTGGCAATGTTGAATCATATGGTGGCACATTCTTAAAGATTGACAATGCAACTAGCATCACAGTGCCAGCTGAGTATGGTGATACCATTAGCATCAATGACAACATCCCAAAGGGTATATTTCAAAAGGACTTTTTTGCATCCATCATCAAGATGTTCAACATGTATGTGGTTGAAGATCCTATTAAGTCAAAGCACCTGATCATCAAACCATACATTGAGTTCTATGATTTTGATGGGCTTTCTTTACTAGCCATTGATGACTTTAATGGCCTATTAAAAATAAATGACCTGGACAATCTATTGCTAGAGGATGGGGTGATCAGATACATTGACTGGACATATAAGGTGGACAGATCAAAGCCTATCAGATTGAAACCTATGAGTGAACTGAATGGTAGATATTTTGAGTTCAAATACAAAAATGATACAGACTACTACAATGATCAGTATCAAAAGAAATACAGCCAGGCCTATGGCACACGAATAGAGGACAGTGGGTATGACTTTGCAAAGGAAAAGCAGACAGCTGAAATCATCTTTGCACCTACACCACTGGTGGGCTATAATGGTGAGGATAAAGTGTTCAGCACAATATTCAAACTGAACAATGGTGTAGAGGATGTGACTGAGCATGTGATCAGGATCTTACAGGCCAAAAAGATCACAGGTGTCACCAGCTATGCAGTTAAGAATGCTGGGGCAACATTGCAGAATTTAACTACTTACGGATATGCTGGACATCTTGATGATCCTGATGCACCACAGGCAGATTTGAACTTTGGCACACCTGGTGAACTGTACTTTGAACTGGTTACACCATACCCAACAGCAAATCTATTCAATGGATATTGGAGTGAGTACATAGCAGAGATCACAGATAAGGACAGCAAACTACTATCAGCATTTGTCTACCTGAAAGCAAAAGACATATACAGCCTGGACTTTGCAAGACTGATCTATATAGATGGGGCTTTGTGGAGGTTGAACAGTGTGCAGGACTACAATCCAATGGACACTGGCATCACAAAGGCTGAATTTTTAAAAGTAATTGAGACAACATACGAATAATGGCAAATGAAAAAGTAGGTGTTGATATTGTAGTCAATACAGGTGATTCCGATAAAAAGCTAAAACAGACCAAAAATCAGATTGAGGACATTGGTGACAGTGCCAAAAAATCTGAGAAAGAGGCCAAACAGGCATCTAGTGCATTTGGTAGTCTAGGCAATGCTATCAAGTCACTGGGAATCATCTCAGTGATTGCTGGTGCTTTCAACTTTTTTAAGGAGGCATTAAGCAAAAATCAAAAGGTAGCTGATGCAGTATCTGCTGTGTTCAATACCATTGCTACTATTGTAAACACCTTAGTAGAAATATTTATCAATGTTACCACTGAGGTAGGCAAAAGCACAAACGGATTTGAGGCACTGGGTAAGGTATTAGGTGGCATTCTGACACTAGCCATCACACCATTGAAACTAGCTTTTGATGGCATTAAGCTAGTCATCAGTGAGATTCAACTAGCCTGGGAAAAGTCACCATTGGGTGATAAGGATCAGACAACGATCCAGGAACTTACCAAAAGCATAAACGCTACCAAAGAAAGCCTGGCAACTACAGGCAAAAATGCAGTGCAGGCTGGTAAAGACATTTACAACAATTTTGGTGAGGCTGCAAAGTCTGTAGTCAGTGTAGTGAGTGGTGTGGTAGATAAGGCATCTAAAATAAATGTAGGTGCAATCTATGAACAGGCAAAGGCTACCATTGCCCTGCAAAACAGTGCTAAGATAGCAGCTGCCCAGTTAGCTGGGTTGGTTGAAAAGTATGACAGGCAGGCTGAACAATTGAGGCAGGTCAGGGATGATGAGTTTAAGAGTATTGATGAAAGAATTGAGGCCAACAATAAATTGGCTAAGGTATTAGATGAACAGGAAAAGGCACAGAAAAAACTAGCACAGGCAAAGGTTGCTGCTGCTGCTGCTGAACTGGCACAGAATAAAACAAATGTAGATCTACAGGCTGCATTGATTGAGGCACAAAATGAGGTGGCAGCAGTTGAGGCACAGGTGGCTGGGTTACGATCTGAGCAATTGGCAAATGCTGTTGCACTTACAAAGGAAAAGATTGCACTAGATCAGGCAGTGGCTGCTAGTGAAAACAAACTATTGCTGGACAGGAAAAAGGCAAATGCTGAACTGATCAAAGATGAGGTAGCTAGACTAGAGCAAAAGAAAGCCATTGCCAATGAGGAGGCAGCTATTGAATTAAAGAGGCTACAGGATAACATCAACAACAGTAAGGCTGGCACACAGGCCAGGGTTGATGCAGAGATTGCCTATGCTGAAAAGAAACAGGAAATAGATCTTTCACTGGATTCCTTTGATCAGCAGATCCAGGTGGCAAAGTACACCAGGGAAATTGACAACCTGGACAGGATGCAAACTGCCAGGGGTGTTGAATATGAGGCCAGGCTGGCTGCATTGGATGCTGAACAGGTTTTGGTTGAGGAGGCTTTCAACAATAAAATCATCACTGAGAAAGAATACAATGACAAAGTGAAGTCATTGACTGATCAGAGGATTGCATACCAGGAGGCTGAAAAGCAGGCACAAAGAGATTTTGCACTAGCCACTGGTGATGTGCTAGGACAATTGGCTGGACTATTTGAACAGGGAACTGTTGCCAGTAAGGTGGCAGGACTTGCACAGATTGCCATTTCAACAGGGGTGGGCTTTGCTCAGGGCTTAGACATTGCACAGAAATCTGCAAAGGCTACAGGCCCAGCTGCTGCACTTGCTTTCCCTATATTCTATGCAACACAGATTGCTGCTGTATTAGGGGCAGCATCTAAAGCTAAAAACATTCTTTCCCAGGTGAAAGGTGGTGGCGGTGGTGGTGGTGGATCTGTGACTGCACCCAGTGTTTCTACAGCTGCACCAATTACACCAGCTGCACCTATTCAGAACACTGTGACACAGCTAGATCAGCAATCCATCAATCAGATGGGATCTGCAACAAACAGAGCCTATGTGGTAGAATCAGATGTGACAAATAAGCAGGAAAGGATCACACGAATAAACAGGGCTGCAAGATTAAGCTAAAAAACTATTTAACAGTATGGAAAAGAAATTACCGATATACAATTTGGAAATATTGCCTGATGTAGAAAGTGACATGGAGGTAGACTGGGTAGCTTTGGTAGACAGGCCTGCCATAGACAAAAACTTTCTAGCATTTGCAGAGGACAGCTGGAATGACTATCCTGAGGCAGCAGTGAACAATGCCAAAAGAGCATTGAAATGGGCTGATGAAAATGGATGGGGTGACTGTGGTGAGCAAACTGGAAAGACCAGGGCAAACCAAATTGCCAACAAAGAAAAAATATCCAGGGACACTATTGCCAGGATCAGTGGTTTCAGGAGGCATCAGCAAAACAAAGATGTGCCGTATTCTGAGGGATGTGGTGGATTGATGTGGGATGCCTGGGGAGGTGAGGCTATGATTGACTGGGCAGAAAGAAAGCTAAAACAAATTGAAAGAAAATCATTTGCAATACAGGATGAGGATGAGCAAATCATCACTGGTGCATTGATGCTGGCTGACAAACCTATCTATAGAAATGATGAGAATGGTGAATACTATGTGGTGTTTAGTAAAGACACCATCAAAAAGATTGCTCAAAAGTTTTTCACTAAAGGCTATCAGTCAAATGTGAATCTGATGCATGACAGTGGTCAAAGGTTAGATGGCCTGACCATGTTTGAATCATGGATCACAGATGAGAAAAGAGGCATCCAGGCCATGAAAGGTTTTGAGGATGTACCTGATGGCAGCTGGTTTGGATCATTCAAAGTGAACAATCCTGAGGTGTGGCAGATGGTCAAAGAGGGTAAGGTCAAAGGATTCTCAGTTGAGGGACTTTTCCAAATGAAACCCACTGAAAAGCAGGACATCAATAAGGTGGCTGAAAATATGTGGTCACAGATCCAGGACATTCTGAGCCAGGTAGAAAGCTAAAAAAAGCTAAAAATAAATATCAAAGGGGTGGCATTCTAGCCATCCCTTTTTTCTATGTGGTAACTAGTCACAATGGCTGCTATTTAGGTAAAAAGTATTTATGACACCATTAGAAGCTGTATTAAAAATCAAAGCAATGTTTGAACAGTCAGGGGCAAATTTTGCCGATCCTGTTCTAGCACCTGCTGCTGATCCAGCTGTTGAGCCAGCACCTAGTGTTGAGCCTACAGAGGACAAAAAAGAGTATGATTTGAAAGCTGGTGGAAAGGTAATGATTGACAAACTTGAAGTAGGTGGCAAAGTCACCATTGAGAGTGAAGTTGAGACAGAAATGCCTGCACCTGCTGGAGATCATGAATTAGTAGATGGCACAAAGATCACTGTTGATGACATGGGTATCATCACTGCTGTGACTGTTGCATCTGAGCCAGTTGTTGAGCCTGCACCAGCAGAGCCATCAGAGGCTGAATTGAGAATTGCACAACTAGAGGCTGAATTAGCATCATTGAAATCAGCACATGCTGGTTTTGAAAGCATGATGGCTGAAAGCAATGCAAAGTTTTCAAAGGCTGTAAGTGACTTATCTGATGTGATTGTTGGCTTAATCAACACACCATCAGCTGCACCAACAGAAAGAGCAAAAAATTCTTTCAATCAACATGCTGACACTAAGGCTGAAAAAATCAACAAGTTCTTAGAATTAGCAAAAAGCGTAAACAAGTAATCAATTTTAAAACAAATAAAAAACAAATATCATGGCATTTGATGTTTCAACCCTAGCAAACTACACCAAAGAGAATGAGAATCTTTTAGTAGTTTCATCTGTATTAGGTAGCAAGACTGCTGACTTAATCAAATCAAAAGGAAATGTTTTAGTAGAAGTTAAGTCAAGCGAGAAAATCGCAGTGATGGACACTGATGCATTTTTCTTAGACGGATCATCTTGCGGATTCACTGCAAGTGGCACAACATCTTTCACACAACGTCAATTGACTGTTGGAAAGATCAAAGTTAATGAGGCTTTATGTCCTATTGACTTAGAAAGAACATATTTACAAAAGGCTTTACCAGCTGGCAGCCAGTATGATTCATTAGCTTTTGCTGATGCTTATTCAAACAGAAAGGCTGAGAAAATTGCTGCACAGTTAGAAACTGCTATTTGGCAGGGTGATACTGCATCTGCAAGTGGTAACCTAAATAAGTTTGATGGCTTTGTTAAGTTGATTGGTGCTGCTGGTACTGTAGTAGATGCAAACACAACTACTTACATTGCTACCCAGGCAACTGCAATCACTGCTGCAAATGTTGTGGCTGTATTTGATGCAGTTTACAAAGCAATCCCTGCACAGGTTGTTGCAAAGGATGACATGACTATTTTCTGTGGTCAGGATGTTTTCCGCACTTACACAATTGCATTAAAGAATGCAAACATGTTCAACTACAGTTTTGATGGTAAGGCTGACAGCGAGTTTGTTCTACCTGGTACATCAATCAAAGTTGTTGCAGTTGCAGGCTTAAATGGTCAAAACAAGATCTATGCAATGCGTCTTTCTAACATGTTCTTAGGCACTGATCTTTTAGATGAGGAAACTAAGTTCAGCATCAAATATGCTGAGGAGGCTGATCAAATCCGTTTTGTAGCGAAATTCAAAATGGGTGTTCAATATGCTTTCCCTGAGGAAATCGTAAAGTTCACAGTATAATTTTAAAGGGCAGGAATTAAGTTTCCTGCCCTATTTTAAAAACTAATTAAATTTAAAAAAATGGCATGTGCATTAACGCAAGGCATGGTGTTAGACTGTAAAGATTCCATTGGTGGAATCAAAGCTGTGTGGTTTATTGCAACAGGTGATGTGACTGCTGTGGCAGAGGCATCAGGTGTTGTGACAGCTATCACTAAGGCATCAGGCAAAGTATTCTATAAATATGCACTTGTTAAGAATAGCAGTTCATTAACTGAAAACGTAAACGCAAACGTACAAAACGGCACTGTGTTTTATGCTCAGGAATTAGCAATTGTTCTAAACAAGATGCAAGCAAATACAAGAAACGAAATCTTGTTATTGGCTAAAAACAATTTGATGGCTGTAGTTGAGGATGCAAACGGCAAATACTGGTTGATAGGCAAACAAAATGGCTTAGACCTTTCTGCTGGATCATCTGCAACAGGTACTGCACAGGCAGACCGTAATGGCTACACATTGACATTCAGCGGTGGTGAGAAAGAACTAGCACCTGAGGTGACTAGCGGAATCATTGCTGGATTGACAGCATAGGCTTTCGTGGTTTTCAATAGTAGGTAGTCGGCCAGTCTCTATTCAGGGGCTGGCTTTTTTTTGTGGTAAAACACAGGATAAAAGCTATTTAACAATATGATATACCTGACAAAAGGCCAAACCAGTAGTGTGATCCTGACTTTGAAAGAAAAGCAGACACTAGCTGCACCAAATTACTTATTCTATTTTATCAATAGAACTAGCAATGAGGTGGTGAAGTTTGTGAAGTTGAACAATACTGACATATCTACACACAAAGACAGATACAACAAATTCAGTATTGATGCCCAGCATGAGATCCACAATAAGCTGGCAGGTGAATGGACATACTACATCTATGAGCAAACTAGCACAAACAATACAAATCCTGCCCAGGCCACTAGTCTTTTGGAGACTGGCATTTTGAGGCTGGATGACAATAGCAATTTTGCATTCACCGAATATGACACAGATAACACATTTAAAGTAAGAGAATGAAACTAACAGATAACATGTTCATGCTGACCTTTGCTGAGGCAAAGCAGCCTGAGTTTATGGAAAAAAGAGGTGCAGGCTACATTGAATTTGGCAACAACAATGACTATCCTAGCTACCTTTTAGAAATGTACAATAAGAGTGCAAAGCACAATGCTATTGTAAGAGGCAAAGTAAACTACATCACTGGCAATGGATGGGCTACCAAAGAGGCTGATCCTGCTGCTGAGATGTTCATCAAAAAGGCCAATGACTATGAGAATCTGAATGATTTGACTAGAAAGGTGTCTATTGACATTGAGGTATTTGGTGGTGCATACCTGGAGGTGATTTGGAGTGAGGTGGGTGGCATGCTTACAACTGTCAATCATATTGACTATACAAAGATCAGATCCAACAAAGACAATACATCATTTTGGTACAAACAAGACTGGAAAGACAGCAGAGAAAAGCCAATTGAAATAGCTGCATTCAATACACAGGTAAGACAGGGCAAACAGATCCTGTACATTAAAGAATAC